TGTCGATACGTACCTTAATGATATCACCTTCACCGCCTAGCTCGTCTGGGTAGACGTTAGAGGTCGCCTTAATACCAGTACCAGGGGTAACAGCTGTGAAGTCACCCAATACGATGGCCTTACCATCTGGGCCTGGAGAGATACCACTAGAGCCAGTAGTAACAACATTCAAAGGTACTGACAAATCAGTAACAGCAGTTGTACCTACTAGACGGATGTACAAATAACCTTGACGGATAAGTGATACTGACTCAGTTTCAAGGTAAGCAGTTGAGCCATCAGAAGGACGTACACTTGCTTCATGGTTATATTCACGCTGTGAGATGGCGAATACTTTTACATTAGCAGTATCAGCAGTACCACCTTTCACACCACGAGGGTTGTCAACAGATGCATCACGGGATACAGCCTTACCAAAGCCTAGAGTGGCATCAGTCAGGATACCAGTCTGGACAACGCGAGGACCTGAATCTACGAGATCGCCAGCGTAACCGTTCTTGGTGTATAAGTTAAAATCTTGAATAGGCATAATATATTTCCTTAGTAATTATTGAGTTATTACTTGCCAGCTTTTTTCTGGCGAGCGATCATACGGGCACGAGCATCTGCCACTTTCTGCACAGGCTTAGAATCCACAGTAATGTGAGTCTCCTGTTGCTTAAGTAGTTTGCCCATTGGTGTTTCGCCCTTAGAGGAATCTACTAAGATTTCGAACATGGCTGCAATATAAGCCTCACTCTTATCTTTAAAATCCTTCTCAGGCATTTGGTCTTCTACTACTAGACGATGGATGTCAGCAATAGATTTACTACCAAGGTCACGCATGTCAGCAATTAGACGAGCATTCTCGATAGTTTGACAGCGCTCAATTACGCCCTCACTCGCAGCAGTCACAGCATCAGCTAATTCTACTTTAAGACTTTCTACAGTAAGCTCAGCTTTTTCGGCAGACTCTTTGAAGTCTGTTACAAGCTGCTTCTGTGTTTCTAGTTCGGCTGTAACCTTAGCTAACTCATCCACTACTAATTGATGAGCTTCATCAGTAACCATGGCAGGCTCATCCTCATCTGCAACACGGCAGCTTGAACCAGCACGACCTTTAGCAACGATTGCAATATGGTTTGCACGAATATTGCGTTGGTAATACTTGCCATCTACTTCTTCGATATCACATAGATAGCCTGCCGAGAGCTCTTGAGTGCCGCCTTCAATTACGTCAATAGCAGCTTGATCAGTTAGGATCAATGTACCTGTCAAGGTGTCCTCATCACGAACTGGCATGCCCTCAAGCATACCTACCTGAAGGTCAGAAGCATTCTTTGCAGTAACTGCAATAGCCTTACCTTCAGCATCTTTAGGGTGTCCGATAGTAACTGGTGCAGAGCGGAAAGTACTCATAGAGTCTTCAGCAAACACATCAGCTTCGTCACGCCATACTGTGATAACTTTATTAGGATCTTCATCTTGCAGTCCCAGCTGTTTAGCTGAGTATAGTTGCGAACCAGTACGGGCAAATGCACAAGGTACATGCATCTGTCCAGAGTCGGTAAGCTTTCGCTCCGTAGGCACTTCAATACGGTCAGCGAGTTTTACATCACTTAGAATCGCCATTAGGTTTTCCTGTGGTTGGTGGTAGTTTATTCGGGTCAATTCCTACTTTGGCAGTTGGTAGTACTGCTCCATAGTCTTTAAGTTCTGCTAATGCAGACTCAGGACTTAGGATACCCGCTGAAGTATAGTTTAACATCTCCTCAGACTTTAGGCGTAGTCGTTCAGCCTTTTGTGCAGCAGACTCAGGGAAGATACAATTCCATTCATATTTGAATTCTTCCTCACCTAGTCCGAAATGTGCAGCCAGTAATTGATCTACAACTATTAGTCGAGGATCATAAACAGACTTGTGCTGTCCTTGGAGTGTTTCTATATAGTTTACTAAGTCAGACTCACCTGTAGCGTTCATGCCATCAGGTGAAGCAGATAAGAATCTTGTGGCTGGAATAGATACAGAGGCAGATACCATCTTCAGGTATTCCCATATCAAATCCTTTACTCCAGACAACTGTATCTTCTTCTGCTCGTACTCTTCATTGGAGTCCAGGATTGATACACCAAAGACTGACTTAATACTTTTCCATTCTGTAAAGCGATTCAGCATAGCATTAGTGCCAGCGTCAGACTGTAGAATGTTTCTTAGCCCCTCTACCTTTATGATGTCAGTGTTAGACTCCTGTACCATTTGGGCAGCTGCCCGGCTAGTAGTGTGGAAGTCATCCATCTGTGTCATCAAAGGTATCAGAACACTATCACTATACCACAAGTTACGTTGACGTTCATAGATAGGTAACTCTGTACCTTCAAATCTTATCAGTCGATCTTTGTGTATAGGTGAAGTGGTATTTACGAACTGGTAGTGATCAGGCATACCAAAGGTAACACTCATTGGTCGTTGATCAATCTCACCCAAGGTTACAATACGGGTACGGTCAACAACATGCATTGAACGTAAGCATCCAGGTTTGAGATTCTTCCAGTTTACTGGCTTGTCTGTAGTGCGGCCATCATCAATGTCTAAAACAATAAATGATGTACCATACAGCCTTGCCCATTTGTGAGCTTCACGGAATATGTTGGAGACTTCAAATTGTCTGTCAGCCTCTTGTGCAGAATCCGAGCTAAGCTTTCGCCACTCTCTTGTCAGGTCTTGTGGGATGATCTGGCATACCTTTTGAGATAGCCAGTCTTCCCGGTAACGTGCGGATAAGGCAACATGGTCATAGTTCTTGCCACTATGATCCCATCTATTATATGTACCCTTATCCTTCGCCGTTCCTAATCCAGTTGCAAGATTGGATAGACCATCAAACATAGAGACAGACTTAGTATCATCGTTGATAATTGTCTCAGTCATGATTAGTCCTTATTAGTTAAGATACTTCTTTCACGGAAATATTAGCCCCTGCTGAATTTGCAGCCATAGCCCACAAGGACTCTCCAGTAACTTTTGGAAAGTAATGAGGGCTGTTGTCTGGCAAAGTAAAAGAGCTATCAACAGGGCCGCTAGGGGACCCTGCTGAATACACTAACTTAACTGCATAGTTGCCTAACTTTTGTAGAACTGTGGCGGAAGTAGATACTTCCACCCAAGTTTCGTTTAGTAACATTTAGTTCTCCTATTAAGGTGCATCATCTACAAGATCATTACTTGAGAAGTTGTAACCAACTAGATGCGCGTTTCCAATTAAATCTTGAACAGTACTCGTAGATGTCTCTATCTCATAGTAGTGCTCAGGCGTATCAGATAGTAAGCTTAAGTCTTGTGTAACCCCTCCATTATATATGTCAGCGACATTAGCAGACTGATCACTTCCCCAAATAGCCATCTGATTATATAGCATATCCTTAGCGTAAGTACCACTAGCGAATCTACCAAATCTAAAGTTCTGGCCTACAAGAGCCCCACTGTACCCATAGTTAGAGTGTGTGTTGCTTGTTGATTGTAGAACTCCATCAATATAAATATTGAAAGCACCATAGTAGTTAGATGTATCTCCGCTAGCTACCCCAGTCTCATCTCCGTTATAAGTAACTAAGATGTGTTGGAATTTAGTGGGATCTATGGAACCTGATGGAGTAGTTATTTGTATGTAGTTACCATTAGTACCATACCTAAGTCTTAGGCGTTTTAGACCGTTGTGGTTTGTTTGCCTTAGCTCGATATGTCCATTGTTACCTACATCATTACTGCCGAAGTAAAACACAGTCTGCCCAGAGCTTGCCGTAGATCCTTTAAACCACAGACCAAACGACCAAGCATCACCAGCACCTGAACCATTGCTGGCTCTTTCTAATGAGGTAATCAAGGCAGCATTACCGCCTAAGTAGGAGGAAACACCATCTTCAAAGTTCAAGGATTTGGTATTGGTATACGTTTGCTCCAGTACATTCAAGGTAACTTGGAAAGATGTTATGCCACCTAAAGCATTTGCTGCCTTACAATTAATGACATAAGTATCCCCATTATTAGACCATGCAGGTGCAGTACCAAAGAGATTACCGGTGTCCTGCTTCATTACGGCCCAGCTTGGAGCATCTTCCTCACCAAAGACATTGGCTATATCACTGTTTGCATCTAGTAGTATCTGGATATTAAAAGCCTCACCTTCAGTTATATCAAAGGATTGGTTGCTAATATCAGGTGCAAATGTTGTGATTGGCTGAGAGCCTGCACCTATTGCCTGCTTAGATATGCTAGGCATATAGCTCGGAGTTGTGGCTTCATTTACTCCGTAGAAGAAGTTTATAGGACTGCCATCCAAATCAACTGTCTTGGTAGCTATGACCTCTCCTGTGTCCTCACTGTATAAGTCCAGACTGTTATCATTGTTGTATACTAATGATATCATGCCAAGGTTAACACTAACTCCCTTAGTCCAACGCGGTCCTGATGGATCGTAGTTGGATGCGCTAGTATTCCAAGTCCAGAAAGTGCCACTCTTAACTAATTGCTCTTGAGTACCATAGGCAAAACCTTCACCTCCATCTATGTAGACCTGAGCATTATTAACACCACTAGATGCTCCAGAGTACTCAATACCAAACCTCTGAGTCCTACCTGCGAAGTCTAAGTTAACCATAAGCTTTTCGCCAGCTTCAATAGATATATTAGATCTTACTATTGAGTCAGCTTCCAAACCAGTCACAACAGAAGTTTCAGAGCTATCAAAGTCATGAACCAAAGTCCACTCTGAAAATCTCTTAACCACTACAGGAAACTTAGCATTAGGCTGGTTGTCTCCACCAAAGAAGATAGTTTGACTATCACCCACTAAGCCAGTATTTGACTCTCCTATCAGTACTCTACTTCCTGAAGAGATATCCCAAAGTCTTAAGTAGTTGTCAGTGTCATAAGACAGTGCAAGAAGTGTTGAGTTGCTTATATTATACCCTGAAGCATACCTAGATCCTACATCCACACCTACAGAGGTTTCCCTTACTGTATTGTTAGTGGAGCTGAACTTGAAGTTGGTAGACCACTTATTGTTGAACATTATGTCAACTTCATCAGAAGTCTCTTCAGTACCAGAGTATATGCCTAGTATATAAGATCCACCAACTTCATGAGTCCACACATACTCTTCACCTTTCTCTAGGAAGTCCCCATTATAGAATGGCTGCTTACCTTTAATTGCAGAAACTACTGATGCATACGTAACTACATCTCCAGAGTTATTGCCATAAGCTATATACCAATCCTCAGATCTCGCAGGAAGACTAGACCCATTAATCATGTTCACTGCATCAATAGTTATGATACTAGAATCATTCATAGTCAGCTCTAAGTCAGATCCATTTAAGGCACCGCTTGATACAAACTTATTCTCGTCTACACCCAAGGTAGTAACATCAACTGTATATGAAGTACTGTCCTGTAGAGTCAGTGTAAGGTTATCCCCACTAAGAGTAAAATCAGTGACAGGATTGCCGCCACTAGCGAAACCAGTAGTGTTGGTAAATAAGTCGTTAAGCTGAACTAGGGCCTGAGATAAAACTGAGTTTACCATAGTTCCGTCAATAGAGCAGCCAGATACAGGTACAGTGAATTGAATCTTATTACTGCCTTTCAGTACTATTTTTACTTCAGCTCCATGAGCAATAGCTTGTATTTCATTAACTTGATAAGGGTTTAAAACAGCCCCTCCAACACCTTCCTTGATGGAAATACCTCCAGTACTATTTAAGGTGAAGTCAGCTTTTGTAAGATTAGTGATGTGGTTACTATAAGGCAACTCATAGTAGTCCCCATCTAAAGCCGGGTTAATTATAGTATCACCTACATTCTGGTACGAGTTGTCTCCTAGTAACAAGTCAATATTAGTCAGGTCAACTTCACTAAAATCGAAGCAATGATCCTGGCCTATAAAACCTACATCATCAATCTTTATTAAGTTCTTACTGCTTGAAGGTAAGGCACTCAGTTCTGGGGTTAAGAAAATACCAATCCTACTAATATTAGAACCTAGTCCTGTGTAGTGTACTTGAGTATCTAATATCTCAGCTATAAATCTAGCATTTGGATTCATACTGATTGTCGTACCCAGTGAACTATAGGCATCACCTATTGCGATACTGCCCTTAGCATCACCTGTATTTCCAATACCGTTGAACTCTGATCGGTTGTTGTCATACAGTCCACAATCTCTTAGAGTAAAGTTTGTAGAAGCCCAGTTGTAACACCCTGCATTCCAGTTACCA